TTGACGTACCAATTCCGCAACGCCAACCCCCATACCTGTTGTATCAATACCGATATAAGTCACGTTATACCGTTTAGTAATACTTCGGATATGTTCGGCTTGTTGAGCAAAGTCATCACCTTTAAATTGATGACGTTCAAGTACTCTAAATTTACCCCCGGCTACACCAGGAGGAGCAAGGACTACTAACCCAGCATTATCGCCACTTAAAGCTGGATCATAACCAACCCAAACGGGTTTGTTCGCAAAAGGGCGAGTATGCCAAACTTTAAAGTCAGACCAAATTTCTAAACTATCCACCATACAATGCATAAGCATATTGAGTGGAAACATGGACTGGCCATCATCCACAAACTCACACATAAGTAAGTTTTCAAAATCATCTGCAGAGTATTCAAATCGAAGGTCATCAATATTAAATAAGTCACATCCGCCTTCTTCTGCATCTAGGATCGTGACAATCTGTCGCCAGATTTTGTCTTCACAAATTCGTCCTTTTTTTAGCGACTTATGAGAAACATCAATTTTGACTTGCTTATCCTTTGGACGACCTTTATTGAATCGAGCACCAGTCCAGAAACCATAAGCTTCATGAGTAATAGTTGAAGGTGTCGAAAAGTAGGTTTTACGCCACTTTTTATGCAGAGCCATTGCAGATGCAACTTTTTCTAACTCATTAAATCCATGAGTCCAAAAAAATTCATCGAAATAAAAATTGCCGTGATGTCCTTGGGCTGTTCGGTAATTAGTACCTAAGAATAAAAGTTCTGCACCGTTGGAAAGAACAATAGGGTCACCAGTTAGTTCAACCCCACATACATCCGCTGCAAAGGCTTTTATATAGTGTTTGAAAATATGTGCCTGAGCTTTAGATGCAGACAAGAAAATTTGATTTCGACCAGTTTTCAAAGCATCAATCAATGCTTCACGTGCAAAGTAATATGTCGCACCAATTTGTCGGCTTTTTAAAATTGCACGTGAACGTTGGTCGCCTGCACGATACCAAGTCCATTGATAATCAAACAGGTTTTCTTCAAATGCCAGAACCAGTTCTTCAATCTGTTCTTCAGTGAAATGGTTGGGGATTTTTTTACGTGGAGCAGAATTACGTTTACGTATCTCTGGGTTCAGGTCAGCTTCAGTACCATCGTTACGATATTTTTCAATCCGGGCAAATTCTTTATAAGCTCGCATCAACATATCAATTTCTTTAATATCGCCCGATGTCTTTTTATTCTTAAGAATGAGCACCATCAAACGGACAGTTAAAGCATTTTCTACCCGATTTTCGGGCTTTTCTTTTTCCCAATCTTCACGTGTTTTCCAAGCTTGGACTGTTCTTTCATTTTCATTCAGAACTTCTGCAATATCGACAATCTTCCATCCAAGCCAGTACAGAAATTTGGCTTTAAGTTTGTTGTCCATAATGAGGTGCAAATTTGCTATAGGGGATAAGTCATTCATTGCCAGAGGTTGCTTGATTTAATGTGCAAACATTGCCCATTCTGCACCTATTCAAAATCGTGATTTATATCCGTTCATAATTAACGAATAGGTTTGCAAATGAGCAAAGAAGATAAAAAATACAAATCAAAATGGTTTCGTATAGCTGTAGCTGGTGACACCACTGATGGTCGTGAAATTCAAGCCGATTGGATTATCCAGATGGCGCAGAGTTATGATCCGAACAAATACGGTGCGCGCATTAATATCGAGCATTTCCGCAGTATTTATCCAGATGGTGTTTTTGGTGCTTATGGCGATGTTTTGGCATTAAAAACTGAAAAAGTCACCATTGATGGTGAAGAAAAAGATGCTTTATTTGCACAAATCGAACCAACAGAAAGTCTGATTGCACTGAATAAGAAAAAACAAAAAGTTTATACATCCATTGAAGTTGATGAAAACTTTGCCAAAACTGGTTCAGCATATTTAATCGGTTTGGCTGTAACGGATAGCCCAGCATCACTGGGTACTGAAATGCTGCAATTTGCTGCTGGTGCAAAAGTGAATCCATTTGCTGACAAAAAACAGCGTCCAGAAAATCTATTTACTGCTGCTCAAGAAGTGGCTCTTGAATTTGAAGAAATCAAAGAGCCGCAATCTTATTCTGCAGGCTTACTCGACAAAGTAAAAAAATTATTCTCAAAACAAGAAGAAACAGAGAAAAAGTCTGTGGAATCTTTTTCTGAGCAAGAACAAGCCATTGTTGAAATTGCGCAAGAAACAGCAAATCAAGGTCAGGCAGTTTCAAAACTTGAAAATGATTTCAATGATTTGAATACAGCACATGAGCAGCTGCAAAAAGACTTCAACGAGTTGAAAACCAAGCTCGATGGTGAGCCCGATTCAGATCCGCGTCCAAAGTCTGGCAATTCAAATTTCAATGAAGTAGTTGATTGCTAATTTAGTTCGCTAATCCATTCTAGAATTAAAAAGAGTACACATCATGCGTAACGAAACACGTTTAAAATATAATGCCGTAATGAAGCAACTGGCTAAATTAAACAACGTTGAAAAAGTTTCCCAAAAGTTCAATGTTGCACCATCAGTTCAACAAAAGCTTGAAGATAAAATTCAACTATCTTCTGCATTCTTACAAAAAATCAATGTTTTCCACGTTCCAGAACAATCAGGTTCTGCAGTGGGTCTTGGTATTTCTCGTCCTACTGCATCACGTACTAATACAAGTACTACTGATCGTCAGGCAACAGATCCGACATCTATGGATGAACGTTTTTATTTCTGTCGTAAAACAGACTTTGATACAGCTATCAAATATGCAAAATTGGATCAGTGGGCAAAATTTAAAGATTTCTATGCGCGTTTTTCTGGTCAAATCCAGAAACGTCAAGGTCTTGACCGCATCATGATCGGCTTTAACGGTACATCAATTGCAACAACAACAGACATTGTGGCCAACCCTAAATTGCAGGATGTCAACAAAGGCTGGCTGCAAAAAATGCGTGAAGAAAATCCTGCACGTGTTTTGTCTTCTGGTGCAACGGTCGGAAAAATCACAATCGGTGCAGCTGGGGACTATAAAAACGTTGATGCATTGGTGATGGAATTGACCAATGAAATGATCGATGAAGTTCACCAGGACAATCCAGATCTGGTTGTACTGTGTAACCGCAAAATGGTTGCAGATAAGTATTTCCCATTGGTAAATAAAGACCAGGATAACTCTGAAAAATTGGCAGCTGACATTATTATCAGCCAAAAACGTATGGGTAACTTACCTGTCTATGCTGTGCCGTTCTTCCCAGAAGATGCCATCTTTGTAACGACTTTCGATAACTTATCGATTTACGTTCAAGAAGGTGCTCGTCGTCGTACCGTCATCGACAATCCAAAACGTGACCAAATCGAAAACTATGAATCTTCGAATGAAGATTATTACATTGAAGATTTGGGTCTTGCTGCATTAGCAGAAAAAATCGAATTGGTATAAGCCTATGTCATTAGCACGTCAGCATTTCCAAAAACACAGTGCTAAAGCAGCAGCCGAAACGGCTGCTGAATTCGGCACTATGCAAGATCAATCATTTTATGAATTGCAACTTGCCCAGCTTAACAATGACCGCCATCGCTTAAAGCAGATCCAATCTACTGAAGCGAAAATTCAGCTTAAAAAAGCATTAGTACCAACATATTTACCGTATGTGGACGGAATTATTGAAGCCAATAAATCAGTTCAAGATGACGTATTCATGACGCTACTCGTTTGGTGCATCGATGTTGAAAACTATGCCAAAGCATTAGAAATGGCTGAATTTGCACTTATGCATAACATGATCATGCCAGATCGCTTTGAACGTAAAACTGCAACCTTGGTGACTGAAGAAATTGCTAACGCATTTTTGAAGCAGCTTAAAACCAATGCTGAAGTTGAAATTGAAGTACTGCAGCAGCTTGAACAGCTCGTTCTACACACTGAATTTGATGAAAAAGTGTTAGACATGCCTGACCAAGTCAAAGCAAAACTTTTAGTTGCATTGGGCAAAGCAACAATCAAGCAGATCCAAAGCAAAGATGAACCAAGTCAATCAGACATTGCATTTGCTCAAGATGCTCAAGCTTATCTTGAACGAGCAATTGAACTGGATGACAAATGTGGTGGCAAACAGGACTTAAAAACAGTCGAAACATTGTTGAAAAAGTTTCCACCAAAAACACCAAAACAAGCTGAACCTTTGTTGAATGCAAATGGTTCACAAGTCGTAAATGACCAGGGCGACCTGCAGTTCAAAACGACCTAACCAAGTGCCCACGCACCGCATGGGCGAACAATGGTGATGTCATTACAATGTAATACACATTAAAACCATTGTTCCCACCCATGCACCAAATATTCAATAAAAACAACGGCAGGGGACATTATGGGATTCGTTGCAAATGGCAATAACACACCAAGTCAAATCAACATCAAAAGTGACCCGTTTTATCCGTCTATTGCTTTGGATCACATCCGAGAAATCGTCCGCATCGACGGAGCCGTCACAACCCTACGCTTACAACAGGCCATCATTGAAGAAGTCATTGATGTCAACCGACTGCTAAAAGTTTTGAAAGACAAAGCGACAGTACTTTCAGATTTATCAACCACAGAAATTAATGATAAACCCGAGACTGATTACTTATATCTGTCTGCTGTGGCAAATGGTGTGGCAGCCAAAATCAATGAAAATTATCGAAATTATGACAGTTCCAATTCAGGTGCCAAAAAAGCAGAAGAAGCGGAATACACCGTCGATGATTACAGACGCAACAAACAATGGGCCATTCTGCAATTGTTGGGTGAAAACCATACTGTGGTGGAACTGATATGAAAATGAATATTTCTTCAATTGAAAAACATCAGCGTTCGCATACCTACACCTTTTTTCAAAAGGAATTAGAGCAGTTGGCTTTAGCCACTGTAGCCAAAGAGCTAGGCCTAGATCTGACGCAAAACAATTTAAAAGTTGAAGTTTCAATATCTTCTCAATCAGGTGGAATCAATCCAACGACATATTCATGTCGAGTTCTAATTACAGAAAGCTTGGATTGTAAGGAATAAGTGACCAATGGCCAAAACCATTCATGCCTTGCAATACGACACAGTGGATGCGATCTGCTGGAGAGAATACGGCAGAAGCTCTGGAATAGTTGAAAAAGTACTTGAAGCCAATCCAAGACTTGCCGAACTCGGTGTTGTTCTTCCAATGGGAACTGAAGTCATTTTGCCAGATATTGAAGCACCGCAACAAATCAAACAAACCATCCAGCTATGGGATTAATAAAAAATGGCAGAACCAGCAACCACTACTACAGCAACAGTCGGAACCCTAAGTGCAATGTCATTTCTTCCGTTTATTAACGGAAATGCGTTACTCGGGGCGGTGCTTGGTGCAGCTTTTATTGCGACGACTGAAAAAGATTTAACGGCCTGGCAGCGTTTACGCAGCATGCTTTTATCTACAGGAATTGGCTATTTACTTGCACCTGAAATTACTAGCCGAACCATGATCACCAGTGATGCAACCGCAGCACTGTTAGCGGCAATCTTTTCATTATTCATTCTGGTAAAAGCAGTGGATTGGATCAAAAAGGCAAAGTTATCTGAAATCTGGAAAGCGATTAAAAATGGGGGAACATCATGATTGAACATTTATTTCAGGCTATTGCCCTCGTCGCATACCTGTTCTGTGCATTTCGCATCATTTGCTATAACCGTAATGGTGCCGACTTTCACCGTGGCTATGCATGGCTTGCAGCTCTGCTTATTGCTTCGTGTCTTGGCCAAGTAGTTCACATCCTGTTCTTTAAGGATCCTGTCACCGTTTGGGATGCATTCTTTGCTGTTCTACTTGCAGTACTTATTTATAAAACAAAAGGCAATGTAGCCAAACTGATTTGGAGTGCAGCATGAGTTTATTAAAATTTGGCGCGAAAGGTGATGCTGTAGTCAGCATACAAAAACAATTAAAAAACTTTGGTTTCAAAGGCGAAAATGGCAAGGTTTTAAGTACCGATGGCATTTTTGGAGAAGGTACAGAATATGCAGTACTCCAGTTCCAAAAAAGCGTAGGCATTTTAGCCGACGGAAAAGTAGGTGATAAAACACGAGCAGCACTGGCTGGCCAAAGCGTTTCCAAGTTTTTAAAAGACAGTGATTATGCAGCTGCAGCCGTGCGCTTGAATGTACCAGAACTTAATATTCGTGCTTTTGGTGCAACTGAAGCCCAAGGCGTAGGATTCCTTAAAAATGGCAAAGCCAAAATTTTATTTGAACGTCATAAAATGTATGCGTATTTGGTCAAATTCAAAGGCAAAACGTTTGCTACTGATCAACTGAAACAGTATCCAAATTTAGTCAACACGCTTACAGGTGGCTATAAAGGGAATGAGGCTGAATATATACGTTTATCACTTGCTAAAAATATTCATGAAGACTCAGCACTAATGTCATGTAGTTGGGGGCAGTTTCAGATTATGGGAGAAAACTGGCAGGATCTTGGCTATAAGTCAGTGCAAGATTTTGTCCAGCAAATGCAGGACAGTGAATCCTTACAGCTGGAAGCATTTATCCGTTTTATTGAAACCAAAAAAGGTTTATTGGCTGCACTACAAAAAGAAGACTGGGATACTGTGTTCCGTTTATACAATGGGCCAAATTATAAAAAACTTGGTTATGAAGCCAAATTTTTGAAAGAGCGTGCTCATTTAGAACCAATTTATGGTGAGAAAAAAGCAGCGTGAAAAAGCCCGATAGTCTTCGAACCCATATTCTCGCTGCAGTAAAGGAACTGCAGCGAGATCCTGACCGCATGCTCATTTTTACCGATAAAGGCAATGTCCGTTGTACCGGTGCAAGAGGACTTTCCTTTGAATACGTCTATGACCTTAATTTTATTCTGACTGAATATTCAGGGGAATTAGATGCCGTGATGATTCCATTACTGGACTGGGTGCGCGTCAATCAGTCTGAACTGCTGATGAATTTGGATAAAAGCAAAGAAGCGTTTAAGTTTGAAACTGTTATTTTAAATAA